TGCCGGCATCGCCGACGCTCAGGGTGAGCGTGCCGCCTTCGAGGACCAGCAGCTCCAGCAGCACGGCCAGGATGACGGTCCCCTTCGGGAAGTTCATCGCCTTGATCGTGTCGCTGGCGTCCATCGGGTCCGTCTTGCAGTTCTGCTCGAACGTCTCCCAGGCGGTGCCGGGGGACTGGGTGCGCATCTTGCCGCCGCTCGCATCGTCGAGCCGGTAGTCGCGATTCGTTGCCATGTTCGTTCTTCCTTCTTCTTGGTTGTGACTTCTGAACCGAACTCAACCGCTCCGGTTATACACCGCCGGGCCTGTCGGACACCTGCCGCGCAGGCCCAGCGGCTCTAACACGGAGAGATCGCTTAGGCTTCCGCAGCCTTCTTCATGTAGACCATGCCCAGGGCCTCGGGCTTCACGACCTTGTACCCGAAGACCTGCAAGCCCTTGCACAGCTTGCCGAAGCCGAACGGGTTGTCCACGACGGCGTTCTCCACCAACTGGCTGGCGAACGTGAGCCCTTCCTTCTGGCCGAACAGGGAGTACCACACCTTGTCCGCACCGTCGGTCGTGGTCTTCAGGTTGTTGCTCTGGTAGAGCGTGAACTTGCCGATCTGGCCGAGGCGGCCGTTGCGCAGGATGCTGGTGCCATCCCCGGTGATGCTGGCGTTGGCCAGGTTGGACTTCATGGCCTTGCCCTTGCACCAGCTCGGGATCACGAACCACCGACCATCGTCCGGCACGTTCTGCTCGTCCAAGCACGTCTCGGCGTCGATGATGACGTCGAGGATGTTCGAGCCGTTCACGCCGAGCGGAGCGCCGGCGGCGCCCAGGTCGATGTCGTCCGAGTCGAGGCCGGCCGTCGCGCCCATGTTGTGGGCACTGGGGCTGGCAACGATGCCGGACAGGATGTCCTTGTCGATCTCGATCTTCTGCGTCATCGCCGCGTGCTCGCCCCACTTCTGGACCATGGGCACGTTGGCTTGAGCCAGATCGACGCTGCTGACCTCAAAGCCGTAGTACCGGCCCTGGTCGATCAGCAGTTCAACGGTGGCGGGATTCGGCCGGTCGAACGTGATGGCCTGCCCATTCACGTACTTCCGGCTCTGGATGGTCGGCAGGCCGCGGATGATCACCTTGTCGCCGGCCTGCTTGATGCTGCCTTCGTAGTTTGTGTTCGCGATGGCCCCGAAGACCGTCGCCGCGTAGAACGTCTTGAGCAACGTCGCGGCAAAGATGATCGGGATGTAGTTGCTCGTCAGGCTGGGAACGCCTGCGGCAACCGGGAAGACGGCGGTGGTCGCTGCCATGGTTCGTTATCCTTTGCTCTGGTCATCGCTGATGCGGTCCAGGCTGGTCGTATGGGAACCAAGGCAACGGGCTCTGCGAGGCTTACTCGGCCTCAGCCAACGGTGCCCTGGACACGACCTTCCTGTACCGCACTCAGCAGTTCGTTGTACAGGTTGTTCGCCTCGTCGGTCTTGTTCTCGCCGGAGAGCAGCGCGATCTGTTTTTGGAGGTCGCTGAACTGCTCCACGGAGTAGACCCGCTTCGGCGCGGCGGTTGACGGTCCCGCCGGCACGCCGCCGGTGACAGACGCCTGCTCGCTCACGCTGGGCAGGATCTTCACGACATGCGGCTGGGCCGGGCTCGGGGTCGTCGGTTGCTGCTGCGGGGCGGGGCCGTTGACATGGGCGCGGAAGTCATCGAGGATGTTCAGCACCCGGAGCGCGTCACCGGCGGCTCTGGCCTGACGGATGAGTTGCCCGTAGTGGATGCCACTGCGGGGCTCGACCGCGGCCTCGAACTCGGCGAACTGCGCGTGTCCGGTCAACTGCTCCCAGCTTGGGCACATCTGCGTCAGGTCCGCGAAGAACTTGTCGTCGCGCTGCTTCTCGATCAACTCGCGAAGCTCCTGCCGCTCGGCGTCCAAGCCGGCGTTGCCGTTGCTGCCGACGCGGCCACTGGCCAGTTTCGCCTCCAACCGCGCGGCCATGGTGCGCTCGCGGGCGATCTGGTTCTTCAGGAAGTCCATGCCGTAGTCCTCGATGGACTGGGCGTCGTACTCCTGCTTCACCTCGTCGTCCGTGATCTCCTTGGCCTTGACGATTCGAGTCTGAACCGGCGTTGTGACCGCCTGCTGAACCGGCTGGCCATTGGCAGCCGGCGGGTGGCCGGCGGCGTTCTGGCGCTGCTCCAGTTCGGCGATCCTCGCCTGGGCTGCTCGCAACTCAGCGTTCAGGTGGGCCTGGGCCGCGAGGCGACCCTGGAACACCTTGGCGCGCTGTTTCCAAACCTCCAGCGGCTCGTCCTCGATGGGCGACGGGCTGGGCACGGGCTGGGCGGTCGGCGCGACCGGGGCGGGCGGCGGCGTGGTTGCCGCGGCCGGTGCCGGTGTGGGCGCAGCGGGAGTCGGCTGGGTGCCGTCGTTCCCGGGCGCTGGCGCTGCCGCTGCCGGTTCCTCGGCCGGGGCCGGCGTGACGAGTTTCATGGCCTCGTCATACTGGTCCTGGACGACCTTCGGCATGGCATTGGCGAACTTGACCTCGGCTTCTTCCTGAACGGCGCTCATGTTGAGCCCCTTGTGAGTCGGAAGCGCGGGTGTTCATCGGCGCGCCGAAGTCCGCCCCGTCCACCGGGCCGGTTGTTTCTGGCGTGACGCATGAGTCCGATCCTCCGTCGTTCACTGACTGACGCCACCGGCTGACGGCGGAGCGCCGTTCAGTTCGGCAACGTCGAAATCTGGCAACCGCTCACGGGCGGTATCGTACACTTCGAGAATCTTGTGGATGGCCCTGACCTCGCCCTGAAGCGTGGCGACGTGGCGGGCATCGTCGCTGTCAACGAGCATCCGCAGCGTCTCGGCCTGGCTCTCGCGCAGCCAACTGGTGAACTGGGCCATGTTGGCGTCTTGCTGCATGATGACGCAGGCTTGGAGCAATCGCTTGGTCGGCAGCTTCATAGCACCCCCACGCTCAGTTTGAGCGCCCACCAGCACCGCATGTGCCACGGGGCGGAGTTGAGCGCCTGGCGGAAGATGGGCTCAAGCTCGGTCGTCTTCTTGAGCGCCTGGAAGAAGCGGACGTTCGCCTCCTGGCGGACCTTCTCGCCGAACTTCGTTGCCATCGTCCGTGACATTCTGACGCTACTCCGTGGGTTGAACCGGCATCTGTTCCGGGCTCAGCGGCTCGGGCGCGGCGGCCGGCGCTCCGCCCTGCTCTGGCGGTGCGCCTGGAACGGCCCCGGCGGTCGGGGGCTCGGCGCCAAGCTGCTTGGCGAGCGAGGCGTTGGTCCGATCCATGAGGTCCGGGTCGGTGCCGATGATGTCGTCCACCGGCAGCGACAGGCTGCGGGCGGCGGCGCGCAGCAGGTTCGCGCGGCCACGGGTGCCCATGATCTGGAGGTCGGTCGGGTTCATGGTGTCGCGCAGGAACTCGCGGATGCGCTGCTGCTCCTGCTCCTTCACCAGCACCTTCAGCACGCCCTCGGGCACGATGAACGCATCGCCCTTGATCTCGTTGTACTCGGGGCCGAGGTAGAGCATGTCCCAAACGAAAAGGCTGTTGAGGCTCTTCCGCAGCACGTCGGCATCGACGGCGCCGATGACGCGCTTGACGCCGCGGGCCGCCGCGCTCATCAGCATGGCGAGGCCGCTGGCGGTCTGGCCGGCGCCACCGATGTTCTCGTTGCCGTAGGTGTACTTCGGGATCATCGTCCGGTCATCGGCCGCCGTCTCGTACACATGGGCGTTCTGGATCAGGTGAACGCTGTTGTCATTCGGCTGGAAGAAGAAGACCGGCATCCGGCCGCCCGCCGCCGGATTGGCCTTGCCATCGTAGAGCCAGCGTTTCCACGGGAAGATCGGCGTCGAGTACGACTGCGCACCGCACATCGCCGTGTCGATGGCGGTCTGCGGCCCGGAGGCCATGGCCATGTTGTTGATGGCGTTGCGGTGGCAGCCGTTGTAGGCGTCCTGGCAGTCGGACATCTTCTCCGGGACCGCCCGGCCCCACAGCGAGTTCTTGACCTTGATGTAGCCGGTGACGTGGTACGGGCGGGCGTCCATCGGGTCAGGGTTGAGGATGGCCTTCACGACGAAATCGCCGATGAGTACGCCGCAGATCTCGTACATGTCGGTCGGCTTGATCTGGCCGGGCTGGCCGCCGAACTTGGCATCCCACTCCAGCAGCATCTGGCCGGTGACGCTGCCCCAGAACTCGATGCCTTCCATCATGGCATCGGCATTGCCTGACGCGGTGCTGTTGTCGCGGTTTTCGAGGTTGGCACGCTCCGACTCGCCGGTGATGCCCTGGCTGAGGCTGGACGTGGCGGCGGGGCCATAGGTCAGCACGGCGTCGATGGCCCTGGCGCTGTAGCCGGGGGCCGTCTTGCTCCTGCTCAGGGTACTGCGGTCAACGGTGATCTTCTCGCAGAGGTAGCCATCATTGACCGTGCGGCAGTTCGGGCTCGGGAAGAAGTCATATGGGCTCACGGAAGTCCAGGTCGGTATCAGTTCCTCCGTGACGACGGGCACCTGCTGGCCGGCGGCGCCAGTGGTCCACTTCAGCCGCTTCACAGGCTTGATGATCGGCCCCTTCAGGATGCCGATGGGGAACTCGGCCAGGTCGCTGTAGAACCCGTCCATGGCCTCATAGAAGCCGCCCTCGACAAGCTGGTCGGCCATCTTGTCTTCCATGCGCTTGGCGCGGCGCTGGGCCTCCTTGACGATGCTGTCGAGCTTGCGGTCGTACTCGTCCATGGCGAGTTTCTTGACCGCTTCGATGTCGATGGGCTGGCCCGCCAGCCGCAGGCGGTTGGCCTGGGTCACGACGGTATCCTCAACCGCAGCGATGATGTCCGGTGAGTTCGGCAGCATCGGCAGCGGGCTCGGCGACAGTGACCATGACCGCTCCGAGACCGGGCTGATGACGTCGCGGATCCACGACTGCAAC